GGTGTTGCGAACCAAGTCCTCTCGTTTAATCCATAATGCCGTTGCCATATCTTAGTTTTTATATCCTTTTGTTGGTGTTTCAATAGGGGCGATAGCAACCATCGGGTCATTTTTCTCGGGGCGGAACCCCATACGAATGGCTTGGTTTACGTTGATAATATCCGTGCCGTTCAAAGAGCCTCCCCCGTAAATCTTGCCCTCTTTAGTTAGCTTCTTGCGGTAGATTCTACGCTCCCAACGATGGTGGCAGTTAGCACCGCCCTTGTAAAGCCATACGCTATACCTTTCACCCTGTGCTTCTGCTCCACCCTTTGAACTCAATGCCTCTACATCCTCCTTGCGGTAAACCCTTTTAGCACCTATCAACGTGCGGCATAGCAAACGGCTTTCACCCTTTGGGTCTTTTTTAGTTCCTACCGCATAGAAGTAGCGCACCTTGTAACGCTCCGTGTCTTGCTCGCTCTCCTGTTGCGCTGCAAGGTCGGTGCGTGAGTTGAGGTATGCCTCTACATCGTATTCTGCTCCCTCATCTTCAACGATATCAGCCGTGATTAGGTCAAAGTCCTGCATCAGCTCCTCCTCGCTTTCGCCAAGACTTTCAATGTTCATTAGCAACTCTGCTGCAAGCTCATCACGCAGGAAGGGGCGATTGTCTTGCTTGGCAAGTTTCACGCCTGTCTCCTCCTCACGGGTCTCCATATCCATAGGAGTCACTACGTCTTCCGTAAACTCTAAAGGCTGAAGGGTCTTGAAGTACAAGTTTAGGCTGATGTCATTGTAAGCAAGAATCATATCTATGCCGTCAATGATAATCTCCTGCTTGGGGCGAATAACAAGGTTATCCAAAAGCGTGGAAGCGGTCTTTAGTTCATCAGCGTTATTGCCTAATCCCGAATTGTCCTTGATGCCTAAAAGCATAGGGCTTACGATACGATGCGAGACCATTATCTTCTGCGTTGCTTCAGCACTCAAGAACTGATACTGCTCTGCGGCATCCGATAGCTGAACGGGGTCAACCGTTGCTGCAAGGTCTTTGTTGTCATTGAACGCAAGGATAAACTTACCCGAGTTTGAGCTGCCGCTAAACTTCGTGGCTATCTGCTGCTCTATGCTCCTGCGTTCTTCTTCACTCGGTACTCCGTTGTTGAAGTTGATAAGCATTGAAGGCGCAAGGCCGTTCTGAATGTTGTTGATGTGGTAGTTTGCAATCTCCTCCTCAAGCTCTGCGTATGGAAGGCCACCTTGATAGTCCACAGGGGAGTAGTAATAGAATCCTGCTCGGTAGGGCTTGATGTAAAGTATCTCCAAACCCTCACGGCTCTTGCCAAATGCAGGGATGCGTACCGCAGTCTCTCTCCTGCCTTTTACGTCTTCCCAATCCTTTGCGTAGTAGTAAGCCTCAATCTCACCATCTTCGTTGCACCTTGCGGCTCGTAGCGTCTCTACGGGGATGTGCTGCACCTCTACGATGGTGTTGTGGTCTTGCGAGTACACGACCTGAAAGGAGCATTGCCCCATCATCACATAGTCCGCTACGACCTTCTGCAAGCAGGCTTTCGTAAACAAGCCACGCATCGCTGCGTACTCGCTCGGCTTCTTGGCAGAGTCCGTTGCATCCAAGCCCTTGCCAAAAGTCATATCCATCAAAGAGTTGAGGATAGCGTTGTTGGTGGGTGAGCCGTTATACCTGTCAATTAGGTAGCCGAAATAGTCGTTGTTGTCTCCGTATTCTACATAGTCCTTGCCCTGCACCTCTTTAACGACAGGTGTGGTATAGGAACTGAAGTTCACAACGTGGACTTTAGATGATGATGTACTCATTGTCATAGCTTGTTTCTTCGGTGTAGACGTTTTGGTTCACCGTAAATTTCTCGTAATCTGTTTGCGAAGTTACGAATACCCTATCCCGATATATTAGATTTCCCGATGCGAATACCTTTAAGCCATAGAATCTATTGTTGACAAGGCTGAACGTGCCTGTGAGGGTCATAAAACCATTAGCAGAGGCAGCCGTGACCGCAGGTGTTGCGGTGGTGTTTGTTGATTCATCAATTAAGGCAATCGTAACGCTCGCAGGGAATGTGCGAGGTATGATTACAATGGCTTGTGGTGAGGCTGATACTTGAAGGATATGCATCTTAAATAAATAACCTTTTACTTTGGATTTGTTTGAAAATAGAAAAGGGGCTTACGCCCCTTTAACCTTTTTAGCAATGCTAAAATTAGATATTATTCTGAATACGAACGATTGCAGCTCTTGCAGAATCAAAAGAATCACGAGCCGCAACAAATTGCTTCTCCCATCCGTTAAACTGACCCTCATCAACACCAAGTTCTTTAGCCATTGCTTGAGCCTTGCGAGCTTCAGCAAGAGCAGTTTCGGCTACCTTTTGAGCAGCAACGAGAGATGTAATGGCGGCATTAAGTTGACCGCTTACCTTTTCAGATGCTGACCTAATTGTTGATTGGTAACCCTTGAGGTCGGCCAATGCGTTAAACTCAACTTTCATTGGTTCTGCTGCACGTACTTCCTCGCCAATCTTGGCGATTTTAGAAAAAATTTGCTTACTCATTTTATGGTTTTTTGATTTTTGAGAATTGCTCACCAATAGAAAAAACTCGTTCTGTCAGAGTCCTGTTCAAATTAAACAGTTCAACTATTTCAGGACTATCATTTACCTGCAGCCCAAGTTCTTGAATAGCTTTTGAAGCATTAGAAACAAGTTTAACGCCTTCGGTTGTTAAAGCATTAGCTCGCTGCTGATACTTTTGACCTTCTGAAATTTTAGCGTTTAGGTCATTTATCAATCTTTGGAACTCTGACAAAAATGAATTCACATCACTCTCTAACTTCCGCATCTCTTGCGCCTTTGACTTAACATCGTTAATCAAAGACAATTCAACCTTCATCGGCTCTTTAGCCGAGAACTTGGCGAATATATTGTTGAGTGTACTCATTGTGTAAATATAAGGGGGCTTTCGCCCCCCTAATTCATTTACGAGTTAGAACCCACTACAATCGTTTCAACTGCACCTGCAAGTCCTGCGAATGGATTGGCAACGGTAGCACCTGCGATGAAGTTAGCAGGAAGTTGCTCCTGTCCCTCCATTGTCAAAGTATAGCCCGAGAGGTCACCCATAGCAGCACCCGTTACAATCGTTCCACCTGTTACTTCGGCTCCGTAGTTCAGACCCATCATAAAGGCGTTGCCGTTGTAGTCTTGAACGACCACGTAAGGCCGACCATAAGCAAGCAGCTTTAATTCTTTGTTGTCCTCCTTTGTGAGTTTGGTCAACGTAAGATTCAAAGTCTGCGTGAAGAAGGTTGTACCATTCTCACGGCTTGAGTTAAAGGTTTGCTCAAAAGAGCTATTGCCTTTCACAAGGTATTGGTAAGCAGAGAAAGTACCACTGATGTTGGTAATCTCATCGTTGGTGAGGGTAACAGTACCCAAGTCACCGAAGTCTACAAAGTACACGGCATAAATGCCACCTACTACGTCTTTACAGGGTACCGCCCTGCCTTTTGTTAAATCACAAGCCATTGTTTCTTTGTTTTATTAGAATTAAAAAAGAGGGCGAGGACATAGCCCAAGCCCCCTCTTGATTTACATTAACTCGGATTAAGAGTAAAGGACTACGTCAGCTCCGATTCCGTACTGAACTCCTGCGAAGAAGCGAAGGATTACGCGGATGTTGTCTGAACCGTCAAGGTCAGCCATATCAAGTACACGAACTTCGTTGCGCTCGTTCAAAAGACCTGTTCCGAAGAACATATTGCTTGCTTGAGCAGCGACCATCTTGTTAGAAGGAAGACCGTTACACATAACAACCTTGATGCCGTCAAAGAACAAATCTCCTTGACCATACCACATTGTGCCTTTGTTGTCAACACCGTTGGCTCCAAGACCTGAAGTTCCGAATCCACCAAGAGCGCGTACATAAGCCTTCGCTACGTTTTGTGGGACAAAGATTTGCAGGTCTTCTTTTCCGTAAAGGGCAGAAGGGATAGCATCAGCAACTTTACCAAGCTCGGTGATTACGTTTGCAGCAGTTACGGTTGTAGCGGTTACGTCAATAACGTCAGAGTCAGCAGTCATCAAAGAAAGGAAGCCGCTAAACTCACCTGCGCTTGCAGCGTTTCCGTTCCAAATGTTCTGCTCAATCTTTTGGGCAGTCTTTGAAGCAACGTGAGCGATAAGGAAGTCAGCGAAAGAAGCAGGGATGCTATCGTAGGCAGAGAAGCCCATCTGACCACCAATCCAAGAATCGTAGTAGTCCTTTTTGCAAAGCTGCAAGTTCACTTGGAATGGCTCAACCTCAAGGATGCGGTCGGTCAAAGTCAAGGTAGAAGTTGCATCAAAATCACAAGTTGCATCTTTTACGATGTCGTTAGTGTTCACCTTCTGAAGGGTGGTGCGGTAGTTTACGTTTGGAAGAATCTCGATGAGACCTTTGTCAAGCGTGTTAGCAGAAAGAAGTGCAGCAGAGATATACTTGCTTGCAAACGCTCCTGCGTAGTTTGTTGTGATTGAAGTAGTTGTAGCCATTTTTTTATTTATTAACTGTTGATTCGTGCAAGGACTCGGTCAATCGCTCTTTCGGGGCGGTTAGAACTCATCTTTTGGACTTGCTTTGTTTCGGGATTATGTTTGATGGGCTTCGCAGCAGGTGCGGCAGATAGTTCAGCCTTGATAGCTGACATCTCCTCCTTCTTGGCGTAGCCGCCCATCTCCTCACGCATTCCTTTCATCTCCTCGCGCATCATTGCAATCTCCTCGAGAACCTTCTCGATGATTGCAACAACCGCAGGGGCTTCTTCTACTTCCTCTGCAAGTTCGGTAGATACTGCGGCCTCAACCTCAACTTCTACTTCCTCTGCTTCGGCAGCAGCTTCTTTAATTTCAGCGATTACGCCTTCTTCGGTGATAACGAGTACACGACCATCTTCAAGGAGGTGTTCGCCAACAGGAGCAGCCACTCGGTCATCGCCACTAATGACAAAGACTTCGTTACCTGCTTCAAATGATTCTGCCTCAAGAACGGCTCCGTTCTCAAGTGTCATCTGCTCAAACTTAACCTCACGGATGGAGGACAGTTCGGCAAGGATGCGGTTTAGGATATTGTTTGCTTTCATATCTAACTAATTAAAGGGGTTTTGATTATTTGTAACATTTTTAGAGGTCTTGCCATAGAGTATTTGTTGACTCCCATAGGGTATTGATGGTCTGCCACTCCTCGCCTCGTATCCTTACGCTTGTGCCTTGACCCACTAACGAGCCTATACCTTGCGCTGCAAGAGAGCCATCGCAGCAGTTAGACTTGTAGGTGTTGTCTTTACACAAGCATCCCCGCCTGCCACCTCTCGGTGAAGCAACGGGCAGTTTCATTGGTCTATACATTGCCAAGTTCTTTTAGTTTGGATTCTGCCCAACGCTTACCTGCAAGACCGCCCCATAGAAGGAACGATATTGTGCCGCAGGCTTGCGTGTCGTTCTCATCGTAGTATTCTTCGGCTCGCGATAAGTACGAGTACATCCGTGTAATGGTCTCAACAGATACGGGCTTGCCTTGTGCGAGCTGCTGCGCTCTTACCTTACCGACAGGCGTTGCACACTTGTTGCCGTTCTTCTCGTTTAGTTCAATGCCACGCTTGGCGTTGTTCTTTACCGCATCGGGGTAGTCAGAGAACGACTCCATCTCGGTGCGTGTTCCCGACTTCTTACGACCATCTCTTTTTATGATAGCGACAATCTGCGCAAGCATCAACGCTGCTTCCTGCTCCTCTATCTGCGCCATCTCTTGCTTGGCAAGGTTTAGCTTGTCCACGAAGTAGCCCTCAATAGAGAAGCCTTTGACCTTTCCTGTCTTGACAAAGTTTGTCCAAATTTCGGGGTTGTTGACTTTCATAGATACCATCCAAGTGCCTACGGGCAAATCAAAGCCATACTTCTTGCTCTTGTCGTGTATCTCATCCTCAATGATCCACGACTCTACAACCGTGAGGCCGTTGATGCCTACCTCGTGTTCAAGGGTAGCGTTGTTCTGCTTGGACTTCTGAAAGAACATCTCGCTTGCTTTGCGGATGGTGGCTTCGCTGAAGTAAACGTAGAACTCCTCCTGCCCCTCTGCTCGGTAGATGGGTTTGTTGGGTACGAGTGCTGCTCCCATAAGGATGCGCTTCTCATCGCTCTGCGTGGCGAACTCAACCCTTTGTGAGTTGAGCGCAATGAAGTCCTCCTCAATCGCAGGGTATTCTACAAGGGAGATTGCGTCAATGCCCGTGAGCAGCATTGATTCATCAAGTATAAGTTCAATTAGTTTCATCATCCGAATGTTGCGGTTTTTACTCTTTGGCGTTGTAGTTGTTGTGAGGTCGTTACATCCTGCCCTACGACATAAGCACGGATGGGCTGCTGAAACTGACCGCCTATGCTCTGCGCAAGTTGGTTAAGGTTAGACTGCCCTACGATGTTAAACTGCGCAGGGGTAGAGGGCTGCGAGATCGTGTTTGTTATGGCAGGGCTGCTGCCACCACCACCCGATTCAGTAGGCACTTGCGTAGCGGTTATCTTCCTTGCGTTTGCAATACCCGTTGCGATGATTCCTGCTGCTCCTATGTAACCAAACATACCGCCCTGCGCGAGAGCCTTTGTAGCACCCGTATAGGTGTCAATGGCTACCTGCGCTAACGCTATGCCTTTACCGAGTAACGTATTCTCACCTACGAGTTGAGCAATTCCGTTTAGTGCGCCTTTGATAGCATCTAACTTTGCCTGCTGCAAGTTCTTCTCCAAAGCCAAGCGACCTGCTGCGTTCTCCGCTTCAAATAACTTTAGGGCATTCTCTGCCTCTGCACGAGCTGCGGTTCCTGCCTTTGTAGCCGCTACCTCTTGCTCAAGCAATGCCTTCTTTCGATTGAAGACATTTTGGGCTATCTCTATTTCTTTCTCGGCTCTTGCTACCGCATCATCTATGAGTTCAAGTTGAGCGTTCTGCTGAATCTCAAATATCTCTTGGTCGGTCTCACCGATGCTCTTGGTGATGTCTGCCTGCTCACGAAGAAGGGAGTTTTGGTTTGCCAACGCCTCTGACTTCTGACCTTGCAGCCTTTCATCCAAATCAATCAACTCCAACTGCGCTTGCTTCAGCGCAACAAGGTTCTCATTAGAGTTTACAATTCCTAACTCTGCCTGCGCTGCTGCAACCTTTATATTTAACTGCACCCTCTCAAGCTCCGCTTGCTCCTCAAGAGATGCAAGGAGTTTGTCGTTTGCCGATTGACGTTCTGCAAGTGAGACAAGCTCATCATCACGCAACTGCCGAAGCTGCTCTTGGGTGTTTTGGAACTGAAGTTGAATCTTCTGCCGTTCTACATCAGCAAGGGCTGCCGCCTTTCGTAACGCTACCAATCGCTCCGCATCACTAACGGCCTTATCAACATCCAAATCCTGCACGGCCTTTGTAACGCTCTTTGCAACTGCTACAACGGTCTTTGCTACCTCGCTTGCTGCTTCTGCAAGGTTATTGATGACCATCTTGCCACTCTCTGCAAGGTTCTCCCCCGTCTTGGTCAACTCCTCACGAGTGAGGGCTATCTCCTTGTTTAGTTCTTTGATGCGTGTTGCATCCTTATCTCCAAAAAAGGACTTCTCCCAAGCGAGCTGCGTTTCAAGCACCGCCAACTGAATGCCCTGTATGATGCCTACAAATACATTAAGCACTCCGCTAATCAAGCCACCGAGTACCTTCTTCGTGGCATCAAAGCCTCCGTTGAGTTTGCTCTGCTCCTCTACCGCACCAAAGATTGCTTCGGTTATCTGACTGAAGATAATGCTCAAGGTAGTCATCACCTTGTTGACCGCATCTACTACCTTTTGGTTGCTTTGAAAAGCCTCCGATAGTTTATCTACTACGCCAACAAGAAGGCCAAGACCAAGACCGCCTTTGAGTAGGCTTCCTAATCCGCTTGCTGCTCTCTTTGCAAGCTCAAAGGGTGCGGTAACGACTTTCTTTAGGCCGTCAAATGCCTTGTTGATGATGCCACCCGTCTTCTTGGCCTCCTTGCCTACGTCTGCCGCTTCCTTCTGTACGCCACCGAGATTCTTCTCAAGCTCCTCAATCTTTTTATTAAGCGCATCAATCTGCTTCTGAAAGCCCGAAGTATCTCCTTCAATACGAATTTCCTCTACTACTGCCATTATCTACGTTTTAGAAACTCCTTCCAAGTTCGTGGTATTGCGTTCTTGCCCTTTGCTATGTCAATAGTTTCGGAGACGTTGCGATAGTCACTTGCTTGCAGCAGTTCTATCAAATAACTTAAATAGGTGGGCTTCATACTACGTTAAGGAGTTCAAATGATGCTTTGCCTGTGGTCATATTTAGACTCACGTTGTTGATTAGGTACTTGGTGTTGTTCCAAATGATTGCATTCTGAAGGTTCAGCGTGATGATTTTACCAATGGGCAACACCGCTTCTACGTTGTACAACCTGCGGCTCTTGGCGTATAGGTCGGTGATGTAGTCGCTATACTCATTAAAGTAAAGGCTTTGGTTTACCGATTGCAGGTGGTATGGGTCTATGTCTGCGCCAAAGCAAATAGAATGCGAGTCTGCCGCGCTTGAATAGCGGTTAGATGTATTGGCATACCAAGCGATGTTCACTTGTTCGTGGCTACCATCTGCATTTACAAATGTTAAAGGATTTGTTTCTTCAAGGTCGTAGTTATCAAAGTACCCATAAAACAATACGGGCGCACCCAAGTATGGGTTAAATATACCGTCTTCGTTTGCCTCGCTTGTGATGCTCTTGTACACGAGTACATTGGTGAGAACTCCGTTTGCTTGGTCAGTAAGCCTCTCAAATAACGGGCATTCAAACGGCACCTCAATTAGGAACTCATCGCCATCAAAACTAAAGGTGTTATTCAAATCCCCAAAGCCTACGTTGTTTGTTTGCAGGTATTGGAAGCCAAGTATCTGCTCTGTCTCTTGGTACTTAAATTCAATCTCCCTGTATAGAGGTGGGCGGTTCACAACATACTCTGTGATGTCAAGATAGGTCTGATAGTTTTGGTCGGTTCCTGCTGCGTACCAATCCTGCAATGGCTGAAGCAAGAAGCTCGTGGATGTAGTTGGCACAATCACCATATTGTACATCTTAAGAATACCTGCCAAAAAGTCCTTTACTTTTATTTCAGGCATTATGTCTTGCACTATCACTTGAAAGGAGTAGGAGGCAGATGTGGTTTGGTCTACTGAAAAGTTTACAACAGAGGTAAGTAAGTTCGTAGCGGTGTAGTCCGTGCATTGGTACGTCATTGCAGTCGCTTGCTGCGGTCTGATAAATAATTGTACGGGTGCGCCATCCGCAGCAAATACGGGCTGCATCAATGTCGTAACACTTGTGGAAGGATGTGCATTTACTAAAATAGTTCCTATTTGTATGCCATTGGAGAAAGCGGTCAATTCATACTTCTCTGATGCATTTTGAATTGTGATAGAAAGGCTATATGGTCTTCCTGCCGAAAGTCCCGCAGGAACATTCCAAGTATCAGTAGTCAAATTAAACTGCGAACCGCTACCCGTATTGCGATTCATATTTATTAACTGATATTCTATATCATTGCCTCCGCTAAAAAGATACCCCTCAAAGCGGTGCAGCCATAGCGACAAATCAACAAACGGAGTAGCGGACAAGAATGAGCCTGTAAACGTGATTCCGTATTGGGCTGCTATTGCATTAAGAATAGATTGAACCTTCAACGCGGGCTTTAACTCGTAGTAGCGGATTCCGCGCTGACCTACGCCTCCCGAATGATGAGCGATATTGTTTTCGTTATTAGCAGCACCACCACTACCACTCTGATAAAACCAATTCTTTACAGGACTGCAAAGCGGATAAAACAAGCCTGTGTCATCATTGGTGGTTAGCTTATTAAATACCACAGTATCGGTGTACTCGTGGTTGAACTCTGCAAAGTCAACGTCATACAGATAGTCCTCGCCAAACAAATCAACAAGCGTTACCACATCCCCATAGAATGTCAAGGTGTAGGCATACGGCTCCGTGCCTTTCAACTGCACGTTCTCTACCTCAATCACGCCTGTGCGGAATGGCAAGGAGTTTATTTCAATTCTTGCTTCTTGTCTTAACCTGCCATCAAAAGTATTAGCAACGCTCGTGCTTGTTGCACCTGCGTTCCAAGCCGTGTTAAAAGTATTCCAAGTGATGCCTATGCTATTCCATACGGGGCTACCGCCCGTCTCGGTAGTGATTATAGACTCCGTGATATTGGCGTTGTAGTAGTGCTGAAGTATCTCGTTATTGCGTGGGCTTGCAGGAATGGTAAACCCCTGCGTGAAGTCCGTGAACACCTTGCTGATGTCCTGCACGTTCTGAACCGAGAGATTGATGCTTATCTCCTCATCATCAAATATGTCAAGGCGAAAGCCATTGATGTAAATATCAACCTTGTTCATCGTACCAAGCTGCGCTCATCAAATCCGAAGTCAAAGGACATTGTGTAATTGATAAGTTTTGTGTTCACGCTCTTTTGGTATTCTATGGTTCCACGATTCGGAACGGCACTTACCCAATTACTATTGGTATATACCGCGACATACTCGCTCATCAGAATGTCCTCAATAGTCTCATCGTAGTTTTGGTCAACAAACCCTGTGTTTAGAGTTAGGGTGTTGCGAGAGTTGACGTTGAAGGATTGGTACTTGCCTACCTCCAATGAAGGGGTGGTGAAGCCATCGTTGTAGATGCTCTTTTGGTAGGAGTCCTGCCTGAAGTTACCACGCTCATCGCTGCGCTTAAAGAAGGTGATGAAGTCAGCAACGCCAAAGCGGTTGATAAACGCCACCTGTACAGGCGTGTACTTTGCCTCACATTGAACATAGTACCTCACCGTTCCAATCGTGGTATTGGATGCATTCTTTAGAATTACATCGTAGTACTGCCCTATGCCACCATTAGGTTGCTCGCTTGGCTTTATCTCGGTAGGTAAAAAAGGATTGTTCTCAAGGTTTGCAGGGCCGACTCCTGCATAGATTACAAGGTTTTGTGAGTTGTTGGTTGCGCGTGTTGGTGGGGCGGTGCTTACGGAACTCACATAGAAATCATCAGAATCACCACTCTGCCAACTAATGATAATTTTAGCAAGACCATTATTTACGCTATTGTTAATCGCAAGGGATTCGTAGTTACCGACAAGCACCTGCCGATTGCGATTCGTGGCAAGCACGGCCTGCGTTACCGCAACAGGGGCGATGTTATCACGGGTTGCCCATCCATCGGTAGTTAGGTATGCGTATGCGGTAGGGGATTCATCGGGGAAGGTTGCGTTGGCGGGTGCTGCTCCGTTGTTAGAGAATGTCACAGAGCCTTCGGGTACTATCCACAACGCCTCACCCTGCGGACTCTGCGTGTAGCCTATGTCATTCCATACGCTAAAGTCGTGGTAGAACTCCGAGCGCACAAGGTCGCTGATTTCAAAGTTGATGACTTGGTTTATTGAATAGTCTTTGCTCAACGAATAGTTAAACGAACCCGATGCAGCAAGGACACCCGTGCGAATACGCAGGTTCAAGTCCATCTCCGTAAGCGTGTCAAGCGCAAGAGCGTTGTTCTTTGCCGTGACAAATTGTGGGCTTCTTGCCATAGCAAGGCTATTTGGCGTAGAAAATACAGGTGTACTCATAGTTTTATATTTAAGTCCTTACGGGTAAATGCTTGCAGATCATCTTTGCCTAATTGGAACGACTGAATAAGCTCAGGGGGTAGCTTGGCAAACCCAAGCCTAAACGGAGTGCTAAAGAACTTCGTTGCAGGGATGCCCTGCCGATATACCGACTCACGCACCGCAAAAGGATTCAGCCCCTTGCTCTCTGCCCACCGCTTGAAGTGCTTGGCTGATGGCTTCTTGCCCTCCTTGTAACTGTATGGGCTATCGGGTGCTTTCTGCTTCCATATCTTGCCCTTGTTGTTTCGCCTGTTGAATGGGCTTGTGGACTTTCTCGTGCCTCCTGCGCCCTTTACGCCCTTGTCTTGGAAGTCACCATAGTCCTCCATCTCAATGCCAAGAGTAAACGAGTTCTCGCCTACAAATAGTTTATACTGCAAAGAATTGTAAAGGGTCTTGTCAAAGTTGTGCTTGCCTTTGGTAAGGTTAGTCCTCGCCTGCTGAATTACAAACTTCGCAAACTTGGTAAGCACCGCTTCCAACAATTCCTTCCGTGCCATTTTAGCAGATGCTTATCTCGGTGTTAGCAAGCAGCACGTCAAAGGTTGCAGTCCACCCTGCAAGCAGGTTCTCAAACCTCTCGCTGAAGGGAACGCAAGATGCTGTGCCATCCAACTGATAAAGGTCGGTGTACAGAGTACCCCTGCGCAGTTCTGTCACCACATCGTTGATTACTGCGAGTTGGGTGTTCAGTATGTTTTGCTCGTTGCTCGTGCCGTAGAACGGCTCTGCCTGCAAGCGTGGGTTCTCTTTGGTCTCATCCACCAAGTCCATACAAACGATGCTTACATTCATCCGTACTATTTGTCCTTCAAATGTTGCTTGGTTAATAATGATATGCGACAAAGGGAAGATGGTCTGCTTGTTTAGGTCTATGTCAAAAATATCCCCTGTCGTTACCACGTTGACTTGGCTATTCGCTTCAAGCGTGTCTTTTAGCTTGGTGGTGATGTCGTAGAACTGTCTCATTTTTTTATCTTATCTAATTGTTTGCGTTCAACGTCTATGCGCTCTTTTTCAAAAACGAGAAAGGTAAGGGCTTCGTGAACGCCAAGCCTTCCGACTCGTTCAAATCTTGTAACATCTCCTTGAGCAAGCTGATGGAAGGAAGAATACCATCCCCACTTTCTACCGAATTGAGACTCTGCGGAGTACTCGTTTTCTCCTTCTCCAAAGAGGTCAGGGTAGCGAGCAGTAGTTCGTTTCCTAAACGCCAAAAAAAAACCGATGCTCCCATCACAACATCCATTGGTGCATCCTTCATTGATGCGGAGTACTTGGATGCTGATTCGTATGGCTCAATAGCATACCGCTTGCCTATGCGCTCGGTGATAGGTCGGTAGAGGACTGCCATCGTTTTGTGCAGCTCTTGTATGTCACCCATATAATTGTCCAAATCTACATACTCCCCGAAGGTGATGTCCTCAAGGTTAGGGATGAACCCGTAGGTTTCACCGCCCATCGTGAACTCCGTCTTTAGGTTTGGCTTCTCGCTGAACATCGTATTGATGTGGCGCATCACATTGGCTACGCTTGCAAACTTTACGTTGGGCAAGTCAGCAAGAGGCACTCCGCAGAATATCTCAAGCATCTTGTGGGTCAAGAACTCCTCATCGCCCTCAAGCCTCGCAAAGCGTTGGTATTGGTCAAGCGTGATCTCTGATAGGGCGGTGGGTACAATTACCTTTA